GATTTTTTGACTGTTGATTTTATAATGCCTTATTTACCTAAATTCTCTGCCCACTGCCAACTTTGTAATGGCAATGGCATTGTTTTTGACGGTGATACTGCTTATGAGTGCCAATGCGCTAACCGTTATAAAGATTTGACTGGAGGATGATGTGATGAGTTATAAACCGCTTGTGTATGTTGCGCATCCGTGCAGCGGCTTGATTAGAAAAAACCGCAAGGAGTGTCGGCAGATTATAAAAGTGCTTACCAAAAATCTTGGCGAAAAATATGTTTTCATTAGCCCAATACTTAATTTTGGGCACATGTACTATGACGTTGATTATATCTGCGGCATTGAAACCTGCATTGACCTTTTGCAGCGCTGCAATATCTTACTGCTGACAGGTGACTGGAAAAATTCCAAAGGCTGCCTTTGTGAATATGGCGCAGCACGGGCTATGCAGATGCCGGTGTCGGAACTGAAAAATTACTGCTTCAGCGATTATATTGTCGGGCTGAATTTTATGGAGATTAACGCGTTACATCCGGGTGCACATGGGCAAAAGTTTGAAACAAAACGCGAACCCTCGGAGCTATCCAACCAATTAACGGTGGCTAACTAAAACAGCGAATTTTTTAGGCGGTGAGTTTATGATAACTGATAATGCTTTAAAAAACTATACAACCAAAATTGACCCGATGCGCACGGCGGCAGAGATTGATTATATTCTTGCCAGCAATGGTGCAACGGCCATACAGAAAGATATTACTAACGGCCAGATTACTGCGCTGCGCTTTACGGTACAAACATCACTGGGGCTAATACCCATACAACTGCCGGTTAATGTTGAAGCTGTGCAGCAAATCTTAAAAAAGATGCGTGAACAGAAAGTGCGCGCTAATATTGATTATTCGAAGGAGCAGGCTGCTCGTGTTGCCTGGCGATGCCTTAAAAGCTGGGTGGAAGCGCAGATGGCGTTGATACAAATAGGTATGGCAACAATGGACCAGGTGTTTTTACCGTATGTGCTTAATGACGAAGGTAAAACGCTTTATGAAGTTGCCCGTGATAGCAAGTTTTTACTGAAGGAGCGTGAGTGATATGGGCTTGTCACGAAAATTAAAACGGCGCAGCAAATTGGAAGAACGTGTATTCGATGCGCGGGTTAATAGAGAGGCGGTAAAAATTACCAAAACGGTAATGCCAGCTATTTTTGAAAAAGCGGAACAGGAAGCATCACAATTAGCAACAGATACAGCAATTTTAATAATCGGTGGGATAACTGCTCTTTTGTTGGAAAAACACTGGGCAAAGTTGGCACCTAAAGCTACGCGCCGTGAAGTTTATGCGCATTTGCTTCATGATGAAATAGTGCGGATGAACGGGGTTAAAGGTTTATCTGACGAGCAAAAAGAAGCCATAAATGCTTTGGCCAAAATTTTCGATATACCGTGGAGGTTATGATGGGCAAGAAGATTAGTTTTAAAAAGTATGCCAAAGTATGCATGGATTATGTAAACAGAGATAACCAAAACAGTATTTGGGGCTTTAAAAAAGAAAATTTGCCTGACCCAAGTAAGGTCTTTAATCTTCACGCTGCTGAAAAAATTGCAGCTGAAAAGAAGAAAAATCTGCCGAAGATTGAAACGTACCGGACAATAAAATTGAAAATAACACCGAAGCGGCGTTGCTGGAAAAAACGGCAGTGGAAATCAAAAGCAAAAATCGCCAAATTTTAGTTTTGAAAGGCTTTAAAGCATACGGGCATATAAGTAGATGTAAAGCCCGATAAAACGAAAAACTACCCAGCAAAGATTTGAAATTTGAACGGATTTTGGATAGACGAAAGGTGGAAGTTTGAATGTGGGTCAATGGTGCGAATTTAGCAAATATAAGGGAAAGTGCTGGTTTAGCTGATTTTACTGTTGCGCAGGAAGCAAAAATAAGCCTGGGCCAGTACCGTGAAATGGAATCCGGCCGGAAAAACATAAAACGTGACATTGTAGAACGGGTAGCACGCATTTTAAGTGTTGATGTCGCGGAGATTACATGCAATGCAGCTAATGTTGCGGAAGAAATTAAAGCGGCGAAAAAAGAAACGATAGAAGATGAGAAAATACCGAAGCCGGAAAAGGTCGAGCCGTGCGTCGACAGTAAAGTACGAGGCAGGTTTATTAAATTCTTCAGGCGTTCTTCTGTGGAATATGAACCGGCAGAGCTTATAGTTCGGGCAGACATAATAACTGCGATTTCTAAAGATATGAAGTTCAGCAAAATTTGGGTTAGCTATGAGGATCGCGGCGGCATTGCTAATTTCAGTGAATGTTTTAATTCCGATGAAGAACGTGACGAGCGTTGGGAAGATATTATGTTGATGCTTGCAGAGGGCTGATTATTTATGAGCATGGTAACACAAAATGTTGAGCCGCTATTTAGTATGCAGCGGCCAACAAATTTTTGCCGTGACGGCGAATGTAGCGGCTGCGGAAATTGCTGCAGCAACTGCCTGCCGGTAACGGCTGATGAAATAAAAACTATTAAAGCTTATATTTCCAGGCACAATATTAAGCCGGAAAATCATTGCCGGCCAGACGCAAATGACCTTGACTGGCTGTGCCCGTTCCGGGATGAGAAGCATAAGCGTTGTAACATTTATGATGTGCGGCCGTCAATTTGCAAGTTCTTTCGGTGCGATATGCAGTTTGATATAACTGCTATAACTAAAAAAGCAAAGAAGAAACGCAGGTTTATTGATGTACGGATGACTTTTTACCCGCGGGCAAAGTACAGCGAAGAATACAAGGCGTTCAGCAAGTACATGCTGTACCGGCATTATAAAAATTATTGTGATGAGTTAAACACCAAACGAGTGCGCGAGGAAGTTTATCAAGATATTAAGAAAACAGTGGAGGAAATATGCAATTCATAGATTTCTTTGCCGGGATAGGAGGGATGAGGCTTGGGCTTGAGAGAGCAGGACACAAGTGCGTTGGCTGGTGCGAATTCGACAAGTTCGCCCGAAGAAGCTACGCCGCGATTCATAACACAGATGGAGAATGGACAGCGAGTGACATACGAGCAATTGGACATGTTCGATTTCCCCCCCGTGCGGACGTTTGGACATTCGGCTTTCCGTGCCAGGACATATCGGCAGCGGGGAAGCAGCGCGGTCTTGCAGGTGAGCGAAGCGGACTTTTTTACGAGATTATCAGATTACTTGCAGGGACGCGCGCGGAAGATAGACCCAAATGGATTATCGCCGAAAATGTTAAAAATCTTTTGTCTATTGGACGAGGTTTTGACTTTGCCAGAGTGCTGTGTGCGTTGGGAGAAGTTGGGTACGAATGCGAATGGCAGCTGCTTAACAGCAAAGATTTCGGAGTGCCGCAGAACCGGGAAAGAGTGTTCATTGTCGGACATCTTGGAGGAATCGGTGCCCGAAAAGTATTTCCTATCCGACCAGCAGACGGCGAAAATCCTTGCAAATTGCAAGAGTTGACCAAAAATGTTGGACGTTCTAAAAGACTGTACAGCCCAGATGGTATAAGTTGCATGCTATCTGCTGTCGGCGGTGGCGGCGGTGAAAAAACTGGGCTTTATGCTATCGATATGAGCTATAAAAGCAGCGGCGTTACGGATTTAGCCTTTGCATTGCAAAGCAGATACAACAAAGGACCGTGCGGGCGACCGAGAGAAACAACGGGCGTTTTAGTTGCGCCGGTGCTTACGCCGGAACGCGAAGAAAAACGGCAGAACGGCAGGAGAATGAAAGAGCCGGGCGAGCCTATGTTTACGTTAACTGCGCAGGATAGGCACGGCGTGGCGATAGTGCAGCGCGGGCATGGCTTTAACGCTGGCGGCGAACATGATATTGCCCCGGCGTTAACCTGCGCCAGTTACCACGAAAATAACATGGTAAAGGTCAGCGGGCTTTATACGAACTGCCGTGATGATTTTTACCGTGGGCCGCTGAAAGGATTATCGCGGACATTGAAGGGAAGCAAACATGATGCCGCTGTTACTGACGGTGTGCGTATTCGCAAGCTGACCCCGCGGGAGTGCTGGCGGCTTCAGGGCTTCCCGGATGATTATTTTGACCGCGCTGTTGCCGCTGGCGTAAGTGACAGCCAGCTTTATAAACAGGCTGGCAACGCCGTAACGGTGAATGTGGCGGAAGCGATTGGTAAAAGATTAAAGGAGATTGAAGATGGCAATTAACTGTTTGAAATGTTATCGGGTGCATAAGTGCGGCGAAGGTTTATACTTTTGTCCGTTTTTCTGCGTTAATCCCTGCATCCGCGGCGAACATTATGTGCCTGCCGGTGTAGTAGAACATAAGAAGTCGCAGAAACCTGCTGCTGTTAATAAGCCGGTGGCGCAGCAAGAAGATGTTTCGGACGAACCGAAAGTTATTCCACCGTTTAAGCCGCTGATAAGGAAACGCAACGCTGTTGATTGGGAAAAGTACCACAACGAGATTTTTACAAGGCTTAACAACGGCGAGCAGCTTGGTGCAATTGCCCGAAGTCTTGGCATGCACCCGAATATACTTAATTATTATGTTTGCAGGTATTGAGGTACAACCATGCTTCATTTCAGATATGACCTTTTGGGAGTTTTAATTCAGCGCTTGATAGAAGAAAACATCCCTTTTACCGTGGCGTTTGAAAAGCAGGATAAACCCGTCAAGCTATCGGTTGCCAACAAGTACCAGGAGTGGTTTACGGGAACAGTGGTACTGAACGCCGATGCAACTTTTGATTGTTACTGTGGCAAAGATAAGTTATATAAACCGGGCTTAACGCTTACAGAAGCCTATTACGAACTGTGGCAGCATTATGAGTATAATGCGCAGGACGAGGAGAACGATGATGAATGAAAAGGTAACGGCGCAAGATATAAGAGCTGCGCTGCGAAAAACATATTGCGAGCCTGACTGGTATCTGGGGTTTGAAGTAGGGAACGGGACAGGCGCACGGCTGCGCAGGCATGCAGATGCTGTGGCTATATGCAATTATCCGTCCCGCGGCTACGAAATACGCGGTTTTGAAATAAAGGTAAGTCGAAATGACCTTAAATCAGAACTGGATAATTGTGCGAAGGCAGATGCCGTGGCCAAGTATTGTAACAGCTGGTTTTTGGTTGTGCCAAAAGGATTGACCAAGGACATGATGATACCGGAGCCGTGGGGCATTATTGAATATGCTGACGGCAAGTTGCGACAGAAGAAGCCCGCAGCATGGAATAAAGAACCGGAATTCGATAAGGGTTTTGCTGTTGCGCTATACCGCGGCATTGACCGCGTGAAAGCGTTTAAACTTGATGAGTGGCGGCAAGAGCAGATGCGGGAGCTAAATGAGCGATTACCGTGGCAAATACAACATTACAAAAAAGACTTGGAAGCATATCGAACAAGAGTTGAGGAAATTTCCAAAAAGGTCGGCTTCAGCATAATGAGTTATGATTTTCCTAAAGTAGAAATTGAAGCGTTTAATATTGCCAGAAACATGCTGTATGGCAATGCTGATAACAACATGTGGTGGCTGGAAAAATCATTGTCGCATATCAATAAACTTTGTGAGGATATGAAGGCGGCTTTAACGCAAATACAGAAGCTGAAAGATGTTACCGAAATTGATGTCGGCAACAAAAAAGAGCGTGATGACGAGTGAATATCGGTGAAGTTTTAGCGCGCAGCGTGATGGGCAGGGATTTCGTAGAGCCGGAGCAATCGTCCGGTAAGGCTGTGCCGACCAAAAAAACGCGGGCAAAAAAGATAACGCACGGGTTTGACCCGCGCAAGATGGTAAGCACAGTAAGTTTTACTTGTATGGCATGCGGGCAGCATTGCGGCGAAGATGACACGGAATGCCCGCACTGTCACGCAGAGTTTGTGGATACAGTCTGGAACCCGCCTGCAGACATCAAAGAGGCACTGGAAAAACAGAAAGCGACTAAGGTAGTTGCTGATGAAGAATATCCGTTAAGCCGCTATCGTTGTCCGAGCTGCAACAATGGTTTGCTTATGTATTTGCCGCACTGTGCATATTGTGACCAGAAGCTTGATTGGGGTGATAAAAAATGACGGTTGCTGAACTTATCGAAAAACTTAAAACTATGCCGCCGGATGCACAGGTTATACACATTAATTACACATGGCATAAGAAGAATGCTTATAGTGACCCTGATGTATTTTTAAACCTTGTAGGCAGTTGCAGTATCGGAGCAAGAATTGTAGGGAGGCTGACTGAGCAATGACACCAGAACGTGTAATTTGGCTGTATAATCTGTCCCGGGAAGAAAAGCGGGTAAGAGTAGATATAGCTGATTTTAAAATAGCTATCAAAAATAGCAAAGCAAGTCTTAATAATTCGAATGGATTTCCTGGTTTTGAAAAATGCAGCATACGATACCATAAGAAGTCGATTAGGGCTTTGCGTAGGCAGATAGGTTTGCGACCGCTTGGACGAAATGGGCTGTTTGACCCAACGGGCTCATGCCCTAGATGCAGAGGCCTTGTGATACGCAGAGAACACGATTGCTGTGCGGAATGCGGGCAGAAGTTGAGGTGGAAATAATGATTAAATGCGAAAAATGCGGAAAAGAAATTGATAGTGTTTTGGTTAATATGTTTAACGTAGATGGTTCTGACAGACTGTATAGCGAGCCAATTATATACAACGGAAAGTGTATTGCTTATTTTGAAACAGGTCAATGCTGGACTGGATATGAGCTATCAGACGAAGAAAGATTAGAAACCATATGTTGCCCATATTGCAAAGAATATCCATTCAAGAATAGTGAAATAGAAGCTTATGATGTTGTGCGAGTTTTTTGTTTTCCACAGGAGGAAAAGAAATGCGAGGATTAATAACTTTAGCCGCTATCGTAGGCGCGCTGGCTTTGGGGAGTGTGATTAAATGAGTTGGGATTGTAGACTTGTAGACCCGGTAACGCGCGAAACGCTGGAAACCGATAAAATACACGATATTGCCGGTGGAACTTATTGCCTTGGTGGCACGCGCGAAATGTGGTTAAACGTAACATACAATTACAGCCGGATTTTTCGCAAAGTGCTTTTTCCGCCAGACGGTTTTAGCAAGCTGGACGGCGTTAGTGGGGCAGACAGTATACCAATACTGGAAGCCGCTATTAGTAAACTGGGCAATGATGTGGATAAAGACTACTGGGCGGCAACGGAAGGAAACGCCAAAAAAGCATTATACGGACTGCTGGCGTTGGCAAAGTTAAGGCCTGACGGCATTTGGGAGATTAGTTAGATGATTATACCGATTGATAACATTAGAACCGCAAAAGCCCTAAAAGAAAAAGAATTGCGCAAAGCACGCTTAAAATATCGGCATATAGCAATGTTTGAATTAGATAATCCCGCATATAGCGACCGGGAAAAAATAACCGGCATTGTTGACATTGCCAATATGGCAACACATAATAGCGTTCCTAAAGACAGTATGATAGCAATTATACGTTATATGCTTGATTTTATTGTTGCAGATGACTGGAGAGATAGAAAATGAATAAACCAATTGTAAAAATTAAACTTTTACCCGGCGGCAAAATGCCGGAGAAGAAAAGCGCAGGTGCAGCAGCTTATGACTGTTATGCAAGAGAAAGCAAATATGTGGATGGAGTTACACTTATTGGATTAGGATTTGCAATGGAATTGCCGGAAGGGTATTATGCCTTAATTGTACCGAGAAGCAGTATTGGCACAAAAACGCCGATGAGAATACCTAACAGTGTAGGCATAATTGATAGCGATTTTCGTGCAGAGGTTAACGCTATTTACGAAGTACCGGGAAGCGGTGGTTATGGTGTAAGCGCAGGTGATAGAATAGCGCAGATGATTATCCGCAAGTGTGAAGATGTGGAACTGTTGCAAGTTGATGAGTTGTCCGAAACGGCAAGAGGTAACGGCGGCTTTGGCAGTACAGGTAAAAGGTGAGAAAACAAATGAATATAAATTTAATAAAAAGCTATCTTGATATTGCTGATTTATCAAATAGTGCAAAGATGTTAGCGTTGGTAAATGAGATTGTCGAATTAAACATAAAATTAAATGCTATGCAATCATTGTTGTTGACAAAATTTGATAGCAGGGCTTTTGAAGCAGCGTGTGAATATGAAAGAAATAAACCGGCAAACAAAGAACTGGTTAATACTTTAAAAGAATGTTGTGTTGCGCTTAATGCCGCAGAACAAAATCCGCAAGCGAGATTGCGGGCAATGATGAAGGCTAAACTTGAAGGGAGATTGTAATCCGCAATGTATTGTTTCGAAAAGTATGAGCCAAACAGCTTGCCGTGGCTGCGCAGGGTAGATGTGCTTAACAAGTATTATCCGCACCGGCCGCCTGAATTTAAAGGATTTGCTGTGAGTTGGGACTATGGCAATGCTTGCCCGCGGTGTGGGTCAAAAAACACAATGATTTATATGACGTTGCCGGAACATGAGTATTTTGCTTACTGCAACGATTGCCATTTTTATGGATTGCCCCGTAAAACAGAAACTAAGGCAAAGAGGGCATGGCGATACTGGAAAGGTAGGTTGCAAATATCATGATATTGCTTATTTGTTTGGGCTTACTTGCGCTGCTGTTGGTAATCGGTGCAGGCTGGATTTGCAAAGGCGGCTATTTTACTTTGCCGGAGCCAACGGCAAAACCGGTGCCGGAACTGGTGCGCTGGCGCAAAGATAAACGTCGCCCGAAAAGCGGCAGGCTGTATAAAGCAAAAATCGTAAGGAGGAGATGACCATGAATAAGATAGTTTTACTTGGACGCCTGGTCCGTGACCCCGAAGTGCGTTATACCACGACCGGCAAGGTTGTTTGCCAGTTCACGCTGGCGGTTGACAGGCCTTTTACAAATCAGGACGGGCAGAAAGAAGCGGATTTTATCAACATTGTTGTCTGGGGTAAAGTCGGCGAACTGGCCGGCAACAGTTTGGCCAAAGGACACCGCGTGCTGATAGACGGTCGCCTGCAAATACGTAGTTATGACGGCAAGGACGGCAACAAACGATATGTCACCGAGGTTGTTGCAAACAGCATGGAGTTTATTGAGCGCAAAGGTTATCAGTCGGGGGTTGGCCATGATGCAGGCGGATATTCGGCAGCAGCTTCCACACCTTCTCCGATGGACAGTTTTGGCGAAGGAGCAGGGCAGTCACAGGTGCCGTTTGATGAGGAGATACCGTTTTGATGAAAGAGTATGTAGCTTGGTATAAGGATGAAAACCGCGCTGTCACCAGAGATGAGTTCATCGAAATTGTAAATAAAATAAAGGCACAAAAAAATGAACTCCCGGATTATTACGAACATTTTGCAGACTTAAAATTTGGCTCGGAAAAAGGTATTATAACCGAAATGTGGCATGTGCCCGGAATAGCTGGATATTTATCAATAAACCTCAACACTTTATCCTTCCAGTTCATTAAGTTTGGATATAAAGCCGTCATGAATGAATTGAGAGCGTTTTACATTTGGAGATTTCATAAATCGGCTGATTTGATAGCCGTGAGAATACCGCCTGACTATCCTTGGTGCATGAGCAGAATAAAATCCCAAGAGGAATGGAAAGATGTGGTTTATTAAAAATGGAAATTCTTGAATTTATTTATGACAATTGGATGATAACTGCCCTTTTTATAGTTTTGATAGGAGAGTATTTCCATGCTGACTAAAACATCAACCTGCCGCAAGTGCGGCAAACCTATAAAATTTATCAGAACGACCAACGGCAAATGGCTGCCTGTTAATCCTGCGGCGGTATATTACAGTCTGCTGGGCAATAAAGACCGCATTGTTACCGAGGACGGGCGTATTGTTGCTTGCACCGTTGTTGATATGATTACTGACTGTGTCGGCTTTATCCCGCACTGGGCGACATGCGAATATGCAAACGATTTCAGGCGGGAAAAGAAAAGCCGGGAACAGGAAAAAAGCAACAAGCTGACAGGCTTTGAGGCGGTCGCCTTATTTTAACGAGCGGCGGTGATAACATGACACGTTGGGAAGTGTTACCGCCGAATGTTAAAGTACAGAGTACCATCGGCAATATAAAGCAGGTATCCGCAGCCGGAAAAAGCGAAAGCAAATACCACAACAAGATTGCGTATTATGACGGCATCGCTTTTGACAGCAAAAAGGAACGTGACTATTACGCCGATGAGCTACTGCCTTTAAAATGGGCCGGAATCATAAAAAAGATTGAACTGCAAGTGCCTTTTGAATTGCAGCCGCCGTTTAAGCATGGCGGGAAAACGATTAGAGGCATTAAGTATGTTGCCGATTTTGTTGTGACTTACAGTGACGGCCGGCAGAAGGTTATTGACACCAAAGGCTGCCGCACCAAAGAATACCTGCTAAAACGCAAAATGCTGCTGTACAGGTATCCTGATATTGACTTCGAGGAGGCTTAGAAAAGTAAATGAGCGTGATTAGTCGCAAAACCTTAAACATCATCAACGCAAAATACCGCCAGCGCAATGCTATAGAAGCAGCTGTCTGGCAGGCGAAACTTGAAAGGCAAGACCTCGGAGGCAAGACGGGCAATGTTGGCTATACCCGTCCTGACCCGACCGGCAATGCTGCCATTCGCAACGCTGCCGAAGTCGAAGTTGTGGAGATTGCCAACGACCGCGGCGAACGGATAACGGTACAGAAGCCGGAGCGGTGGATTAGCGTATTGGACGCTATGATTTATCATTACCAGCAAAACGCCGATGAGCGCCATCAGCGCACGGCAGAGATTATTATGCGGCGTTATTTTAAAAACGAATCACCGGAAATATCGGCAGGTCTGATGGGCATAAGCAGAAGTAACTACTTTGCTTTGCTCGACAGTTTTTTATCAGATACAGCGGCAGTCGCTTATCATGAAGGGCTGCTTGATTTGCCGTTTAAACTTATCAATTTTAAATACCCCGAGTAGTTCACAAATATTTCACAAAAAGTCCTGGACTTTTTTGCCTTTACACTGTGGTAAAATGATAGTGTAAAATTTTATATCAAAGCAAAGAAGCCGGACAGCTTGTAGAATACAGCTGCACCGGCTTTTTGTTTTGCCATTTTTATGCCCTGCGTTGTTTCGTTTTTCAACCATCACACGTCCGCTTTTCCCCGAAACTAATAAGCCCGCAGGGCACCAGCTTATAACGCCGATTGCAGTAACCACCGCATTTGTCCGCGGCAAGGCAAACCATTCGGCTAAACGGCTGACTTTGGCGCAGGGTCGCTTATTGTTAGGGACTTAAGCGCCGGGTCAGCATATATACGGAAGGTTGGCGTAACGGTAGCGCAGCGGTTTGCTAAACCGTCAACCGGATTTACCGGTTTGTGGGTTCGATTCCCACACCTTCCGCCAATGGTGCAGTACCCAAGTGGCGAAGGGAGTAGTCCTGAAAACTGACAGGCGTTAGTGATAACGCGCGTAGGTTCAAATCCTACCTGCACCGCCACATTACTGCCGGGTATCTCAAATGGCAAGAGCGCGTCCTTTTAAGACGAATATGCAGGTTCGACTCCTGCCCCGGCAATCCATTTTGAGGTGTTGAAATGGGCGTAAGCTTTGAAATAGTTCGTAAAAATACAATTAATTACGGAGAACGGATTCCGTTAGCTGAAATTGATATGCAGAAATTAGGCAACGAAATCTTAAAATCTTTATATGGCCTTCGGGTAGACGGGTCAGTTTTTGATGGAAATTTTCTCGCAAGGCACGATTACATGAGAAAGAAGATGGCAGAAGGAGTTACGCCGGAGGATGCTTTAATTTGGTTCCCGATAATAGAAGGAGAAGGAATAAGGCGAATTGTGCGTTTGCTTGGCGAAAAGTATGGGCTTCGCAGAGATATACTTTATCCGTCCGGTGCCATCGCGCGTAGGTTGGATTACTACCTTTACTTTAATGACAAGGCCCAATGCGAAATAAAATTCCATTTGAATGACTTTGAAGACCTGAACATGCCATTTGACATTAAAGAAATATACTTTAAATATTTTGCTTTTAAGTAAAAGAGGTAAAAATGGATATTAAAATACATTGTGCTTATGACGAATTGAAAAACATTGCCGAAGTTATCCCAAACCCGCGCAATCCGAATACACATCCGGAAAAGCAACTGAAGCTTTTGGCAAAAATCATTGAAGCCCACGGCTGGCGTGCGCCGATTACGGTCAGCAAGCGCAGCGGTTTTGTGATTCGCGGTCATGGCAGGTTAATGGCTGCGCAGATGTTAGGCTGCGAAGTAGTGCCGGTAGACTTGCAGGATTATGCAAGCGAAGCGGAAGAATGGGCAGATATGATTGCCGATAACCGCATTGCCGAACTGTCAGAAGTGGACCAGGATGAATTAAGCCGTTTAGTTGCCGAACTGGATGCAGGTGATTATGATACTGGCCTTTTGGGGTTTAGCGATAAAGATATAGCTTCATTGCTGGCAAGCGTTGAAAAAGAGCAGGTCGAGGAAGATAACTTTGATGTTAGCGGTGCGCTGGATAGCATTACAGAACCTGACGTTAAGCCTGGCGATATTTATCAGCTTGGCAGACATAGGTTGATGTGCGGCGACAGCACTAAATCGGAAGATGTGCAGAAGCTTATGGGCGGCGAGCTGGCCGATATGATTTTTACAGACCCGCCGTATAATGTTGCTTACGAAGGTGGCACGGACGAAAAATTAACCATTCAGAATGACAATATGCCGGCCGAAGAATTTAACGCTTTTTTATTCGCGGCATTTAAGTGTATGTTTGATGTAACAAAGCCTGGCGGCGCCATTTATGTGTGCCATGCTGACAGTGCAGGTAGTGATTTTCGCGGCGCTATGGCTAAGGCAGGATGGCCAATTAAGCAGTGCCTGATTTGGGTAAAAAATCAGTTTACGCTTGGCCGGCAAGATTATCAATGGCAGCACGAACCTATTTTGTATGGCTGGAAGCCTGGCGCCGGGCATAACTTTTATGGCGGACGAAGGCAAAGCACCGTTATACCGGAAACTTACCCGGTAACGGTAAGCAAAGATGTTGACGGTAAAACGTTACTTACTATCAGCTTTGGCTTGCGTGATTTAAAACTTCGTGTTGATGATTACGAAGTTGTTGATGCCGAAGATGCTTCGACACTGATTTTTGTGGATAAGCCTACTCGCAACGGAGAACATCCAACAATGAAGCCTATTGCTTTATGCGCAAAGGCTATCAGCAATAGCAGCCGCAAGAATGATATTGTGCTGGATTTATTTGGCGGCAGTGGTAGTACTTTGATAGCGGCTGAACAAATCGGACGCAGCTGTCGCACGATGGAACTTGACCCACGCTATGCGCAGGTTATTTTAAATCGCTATAAAGAATTTACCGGTCAAGACCCGGTTAAAATAAATTAAATATTTTTATCCTCTCATTATGCACTTTTGCGGACTGGGGGGGTAAAAGCTCGTTTCGGCAAATAAAAAGGACCAGGTGCGTCAACACCTGGTCCAAAACCGGAAGATAATCCCCCCGGCGTAGAGGGAGATAGCAAAAATGGTGTGGCCACACTTTTGCAGCTGCTATCTCGCCAAATATTATATCGAAACTGGGGTGGATTTGCAATGAGCAAGCAAGATGATAACTTAGTAAAAGCAGCATTATTAAAACGTGCTCTTGGCTACGAGATTGAGGAAACAGAAATAATAGTTTCAAAAGACGGGCGGCCGGCCAAGATAAAGAAAAGGAAAAGGCACATTCCGCCTGATACGCGAGCTATGATGGAATACCGTAGGCTTTACGGAGAACCACCAGAAAAAATTTAATTTTGATTTTAAAGCACCTGCTTTTGTAGGTGCTTTTTTATATAAGGAAGGTGGCGGTCAATGCCAAAAGCGAGAAGTCCTGAACGTGATCAGGCGTATGAACTTTATAAAAACAGTAAAGGCCTGATGCCACTCCGGGAAATCGCAAGGCAATTGAACGTACCGGAAAAAAGCGTTTCCGGTTGGAAATGCAAAGATAAATGGGATGACCAGATGAATGGAGTACTCCATTCAAAAATAAAGGATAAACGTAGTACTCCAAAGAGCAAAAAAGTAGTAAAGGCCTTAATCAATGAAGTTGATAAAAACGAGGAGTTGGATGACCGTGAAAAACTTTTTTGTTTGTATTATGTAGAATGCTTTAATGGCAAACAAGCTTATATACAAGCTGGGTTTCCTGTTAACACAGACGGTTCGGCGCGAGTAGGAGCTTGCAAACTAATGAAAAAGCCTGCAATTAAAGCTGAGCTAAAACGATTACAAGCTTTGCGAACGGAACTGCTGTTTGCAAATGAAGGGGACATTATAGAGCGCTTACAACGCATTGCGTTTGCCGATATAAATCATGTTGTAAACATCAGCCCAAATGGCCGAGAAATTACAATGAAAAGTGCTGATGAAATTGACGGCGCTTTGATAGAATCCATTGGCAACGATAAGTTCGGCATAAAGGTGAAAATGTCTGACCGTATGCAGGCATTAAGAATGCTGTATGACTACATCGGTTTAAGCTCAATGGAAAAACACAAAAAATCAGTTGACCAGGCAAAACTAGAGTTAGAGCGCAAACTTGCTGCTACTAAAATTCCGGAAGATAAAGATGGAGAAGGCTTGCCGCAGGTTATTGTATATTTGCCCGATAATGGCAGGAATGATAGTTATGATGGAAATGGAAGTGGGGGTGATGCCGATGCCAACGATTGAACTTAGACCGCAGCCTGGCCCGCAGGAACAGTTTCTTGCTTCGCCGGCCGACATAGTTTTTTACGGAGGCTCTTAGTCCGCTGGCGGCGGCAAAACTTACGCCCTTCTTTTAGAGTGCCTGCGGCATATTTATAATCCGCGCTTTGGTGCAACAATATTCCGGCGAAATAGTAATCAAATAAAAAACGAAGGCGGTCTTTGGGATACTGCTAAAGAAATTTATATTCCCCTTGGCGGTGTACCAATAGAAAATCCACGGCCTTTAATAAAGTTTCCGTCAGGAGCAAAAATAACTTTTGCACATTTGCAGTTAGAACGCGACAAATATGCTTGGCAAGGTAGCCAAGTGCCGCTATTGTGTTGGGATGAAATTACGCATTTTACAGCGGATCAGTTTTGGTACATGCTATCGCGTAACCGTTCTACTTGCGGTGTGCGGCCGTATATCCGCGGTACAACAAACCCTGACGCTGACAGCTGGGTAGCAAAGTTTATTCAGTGGTTTTGGAACCCTGAAACCGGATATGCTATACCAGAACGAAGCGGCAAAATCAGATATTTTACCCGTATGGGTGATGAAATTATTTGGGGCAATACTCCTGATGAAGTTGTAAGGCAATCTCCCGATATAATTCCAGAACAGGTTAAAAGCTTTAGTTTTATTGCAAGCAAATTGAGCGATAATAAAATTTTGATGGAAAAAGACCCGGGATATCTAGGCGCATTACGAGCATTAGGCAATGTTGAACGCGAAAGGCTTGAAAACGGCAACTGGCTTATTAGACCGGCTGCCGGAGCGTATTTTAAACGTTCACAGGTGGAAGTAGTAAATGCTATACCACATAATGTCATTGAGTGGGTACGCAGTTGGGACTTGGCTGCAACGGTACCATCAACAGCAAATCCTGACCCTGACGCTACTGCAGGCGTACTGATGGGTAGACTTGATAATGGTATGTTTATTGTGGCTGATGTACAGCATGCACAGGTTACGGCAAATGAGGTACGTAAATTGACGCGCAATATAGCTACCATTGACCGTGCCCGCTACAAATATGTGCGGGTAACGGTACCGCAAGACCCAGGACAAGCTGGCAAAGACCAGGCTGCAAGTTATATTAAACATCTGGCCGGATTTAATGTATCTACTATTCGACCGAGCGGCAATAAAATTACACGCGCTGAGCCATTTTCAGCACAATGGCAGGCTGGTAATGTGTTGGTGTTAGCAGGGCCGTGGAATGAGAAATATTTTTCCGAACTCGAAGCTTTTCCAGAAAGCGCGCATGATGATATGGTGGATGCATCGAGTGATGCCTTTAATACACTGGCTACAATTACCAGTTGGGGAGGTTTTGTAAGTTGAGTAAAAAGCGCAGAAATAAAAGTACTATGCGTAATGACGGGTTTATTGATGCCTTTATTAAATCTGGAATACGCCAATACATGAAAAATAATGATTTTTATAATAGTAATGTTCCACTGAATGATATGCAATTGCAGCGGCTTTGGAAAAATGCGCTTGCACGGCGCATATCATCTTTGCCAGCGGAAGCTGCATTAAAAAATGGATTTGAAGTTGAGGGTGACAAAGAAGCGATTATTATTCCAGCACTTGAAAGACTTTGTGCCACGGACAAATTGATTGAAGCTTTGACCTGGGCACGCCATTATGGACGTAGCTGCATTTTTATGATTACGGATGATGGCGGCACAGAAGAAGAACCTATAAACTATCAACGACTCCGCAATATTAAAGCAATGCAAGTATATGACGGCAGCTGTATTCAGGACGATTTAAGCGGTATGCTTATCAATGATGACCCGCTTGACCCGAATTTTGGTAATACAGAATGGTATCAGATAACACCGCCGAGAAGCGGTCAACTGCTGTATGTACATCATAGCAGGCTGCTGGTGTTTGACGGTGATATGTTGCCGGAGCATGAACGCATTTTGCGCAACGGGGCAGGTTTGAGCTGCCTTGACGGCATAATCAAAGCCATCAACCGCTGCGAGACAGCGCAGTCCACAGGGCTTAACGCGCTGGAACGCTTAAGCACGGCGCTGATTAAGTTTGAAAATTTAGCCGCAATGCTGCAAAGTAATGAAGGCACCGAACTTGTACAAAAACGGCTTGATATCATCGATATGGCCCGCAACATTTTAAACACCATTGCCATCAGTAACAATGATGATTACCAGGTATTTAATATTCCTTTAACGGGGATACCTGATTTACTGGACTCTTTCGGGCTTTATATCTGCGGGCTTACAGGCATACCGTTTACCGTTCTGTTCGGACGCTCTCCGGCGGGGCTTAACAGTACCGGCGCAGGCGACCTTGAGAATTATTACAATATGGTGTCAGGCATACAGCGCAGACAGTTAAAACCGCAGCTGGAAAAATTAATCCGAACTTTAATGCTTTGCAACGAAGGCCCGACTAACGGCAAAGAAATTAAAGACTGGAGCATTAAGTTTAATGCCCTTTGGATGCCGACACAGAAGGAACAGGCCGAAACCGAAAAGCTTCAGGCGGAGAAACAGAGAATTGAAGTTGAAACTATTGCTTTGCTTAAAAACGCCCAGTTGATGGACGACAGCGAAGCGCGCAAGTATCTGAAGGAGAATACTGATTATCCTATCAGTAAGTCGCCTTTGAATTTAGAAGATATTGACCCGGATGTGGATGATGTTTTAAATGGCAACGAAAGATAAGATGCCGCGGTACTTGCGGCCGAATGTTAAAATGCAATATCCGAACAGCGCGGAACGTGATTATTACCGCGTGTTGCGCGCCATCGTGCGGGAATTGCGCAAGTACACGAATGAATTGCTACCTGGCATAAAGCCTGCGCTTAAGCAGGACGCCGAAAGCGATGATATTGTGCAGCAGATTATTGAGATGATGAACGCTGGCTTAACCATTGCTGCTGCGCTTCGCGAGGTACAGCGTTTAATCGGCAACGTTGACGGCGTTGTATGTAGAAACATCAGTATGTCTTTTAAAAGCTGTCTGGCTGTTGATGTGTTTTTGCATAATAGTGCTTTGCTTGATATGGCAACCAGCGAGTGGTACGCTTTGCAATCGCAGCTTATTAACAGCATTGTAAGCACTTATACCGACAAGCTTGGCACAATTATCAGCAATGCGGTGCAGCGCGGCAGCTTGTACAAAGATGTTTATGCGGATGTAAAGCATTTATACGATATCACCGATAATCGCGCGAAGTTTATAGCCCGCAATGAGATTGGCAATCTTAATGCTATTACTACCAAAATACGGCAGCAGGAGGCGGGCATAAAATTTTATGAATGGTCAACGAGCCTTGATGAGCGTGTGCGTGAGAGCCACCGGGAAAAAGAAGGTAAGCTTTATTACTGGAAACGCACCACACCCGGCGAGGTAAACGGCAGGAGAATTAATCCAGCTCCGGCGTTACACCCAGGCATGGATTATAACTGCCGCTGCGTAGCAATATCTATCATTGATACAGAAAGCTGGAATGTGGCCAATGCTACGCCGGACGGTCAGCCTGTACCGAACAGGGCAACAGAGTTTGGCAAAGAAAAGGTTAATAATTAAATAACTAAAGCACTTAAGTAATTTCAACTTAGGTGCTTTTTTTATACCCATTTTTAAGGGGAGGGGGTGATTAAATTGAGAAACGTACAGCGTTATGACAGTTTACAGCTTGTTGCCGGTGCAGTTATTGATACTGATGGTTTTATGCGTGATTCTCCGATAGTTGCGCGAACTGGCGTTTACGAGTACCGCAATCCTGACGGTACAATTCGCCGCGAATACCGGCCGGCAGATGAGGTTTTTGCCAGCGATGCGCTAAACAGCTTTCGCGGTAAACCCATCACGGTGCTACATCCGAAAAAAGGCAAGATTACCGCAGCCAACGCTTTTGGCACAGCCATCGGCAGTATTTTGTCTGACGGTTATCCGAAGGACGAGAAGTATGTTGCCTGCGATATCGTCATTTTCGCGCCTGATAAAATCGGCAAGCACCGCGAGCTGTCTTTGGGTTACCGCTGCGATTGCGAGGAGACGCCGGGCGTGTCGCCGGACGGTCAAGCCTACGATGCAATACAGCGTAATATCCGCATAAACCATTTAGCCGTTGTGCCTTTGGCACGCGCCGGAATGAAAGCCCGGCTGAACTGTGACGGCGATGAGATTATTGAAAGCGAGGGAACACAAAACATGAGCAAATTTAAAATTGACGGCGTTGAGCATGAAGTGCCCGAAGCCGTTGCCAATTACATTACTGCGTTGCAGTCCCGTGCAGACGCAGCAGAAGCAGGACTTACCGCAACTAAAGAAACCCTTGTCGGTGTTACTGCCAGCAAGACCGAGTTGCAGACCAAACTGGACGCTATGACCGGCGAGCGTGATGGCGTGCAGGGCAAACTTGACGCCATGACTGCTGAACGCGACAGTCTTAAAAGCAAAGTTGACGCTGCCGAGGCTGATAAAAAAGCCGCCGTAGACAAGGCTGTTGAGGACACAAAAAAAGAAGTCAAAGAACGTGCCGAGTTGGAAGCAGATGCCAAAAAGGCAAAATGCGATAAAACAGACGGCATGGACAACAAAGCATTGAAGATTGCCATCATCAAAGCTGTACGCGGCGACAGCCTGAATTTTGACGGCAAGTCTGATGATTATGTAAATGCTTATTATGACAGCATTCGCGGCGACCTTGACAGCAATGCTGCAGGTGATCAGATGCGTAAAATCTTTAATAACGACAACAACAATAGCGGCGGCGAAGTTAAATCCGCGGCACAGCACCGTCAGGATATGATTGACGGCATGATTAACAAAAAGGAGGATGAATAATATGGCACAGTATGGCGAAATGAGCCCGGCAATTGTAGGGCAGCTGGCAGATTTAAGCTGCAAAACCGTTGACAGCTTTGCTGCCGAAGTAGCACTTAATCCTGGGGACCTTGTAATCCGCGGCACCAATGCGGAAAAACAAGTAAAACTGCCTGCTTCCGGCACTGTTAAAGATGCCATTGGCATTGTAATTCACGAACACAAAGAACCCGGCACCGCTGACGGTTATTATCCGATTGGCTATGCGGTAGGCGTTTTGACTCGTGGCCGCATCTGGGTACCGGTAAGCAAAGCCGTTGCCGCAGGTAAAATTGCCAACTACAAAATTGCCGAAAAAGCATTTACCGATGAAGCTGTTGCCAGCGGCATAGAAGCACCCGGTGTATCCTGCGTATTTCTGACTTCAACTACTGCCAAAGGCATGGCTGAAATCGAAGTAGGTCACGCAAACGTCACCATCAACAACACTGTAGGCGACAGCTAATAAGGCTTGTCGCTTATTTATTACCTGAATTAAAGGAGGAATAAATAAATGCCACATATGCATTATGATGAATTAGACCTGGCTGCCATTCAGAGCACCGGCCGACTTGATGCAAACGAATCTATTTTCTTTGCTCGTGAGCTGGATTACGTAAAATCCAAAGCTTATGACGTAAAATATCCTGCAAACAATGCTCTTGCACTGTTCCCGGTAAGCTCCGAAGCTGATGCCGGTGCTGACACCATCAGCTACGAAAGCTATGACATGGTTGGTATGGCAAAAATCATTTCCAACTACGCAGACGACCTGCCGCGTGCTGATGTAAAAGGCACCCTGAACACTGTAAAAGTATTCAGCATCGGCGTTTCTTACGGTTACAGCACTAAAGATATTCGCCGTTCCCGCATGGCCGGCAAAAACCTGCCTACCCGCAAAGCGGAAGCAGCTCGCCGCGCCAACGATAATACCGTAAACCGCATTGCTTTCCACGGCGATGCAGAACACGGCATTGTCGGCATTCTTGACAATCCGAATATCTCCAAATACACCATCCCTGCCACCGGTACTTCCAGCGGAACCGCATGGTCCAGCAAAACTCCGCAGCAGATTATTGACGACATGAACAATGCCGTATCTTCTATCGTTGACTCCACTAACGGCGTGGAAATTCCGAATACCATTTTGCTGCCGATTGACCAGTACAACTACATTGCGGCAACTCTGCTGCCCGATTCCGGCGGTTTCACCATTCTGAGCTTCTTCCTGAAAAATAACCCGTACATCAAAACCATCAAACCTGTACATGAGATGAAAGGTGCGGATGACGGCGATGATGTAATGCTTATTTACCGCAATGCTGCTGACGCATTGACCCTTGAACTGCCGCTGCCGTACAACCAGCTGGCTCCGCAGAACAGAAACCTTGAGTTTGTTGTTCCTTGCGAATCCAGCACCGCTGGCATTATCGTTTACTATCCGCTGTCTGTATGCCTTGCTTCCGGCATTTAATATAGCGGTAAAACAACCAAATACAACAAAGCGCCCATCAAGGGCGCTTTTGCTATTTAAGGAGGTTAAAAAAGATGATTGTTACCAATAAAGCTGCTCGTTTGATTACCATTGGCACTACTAAAGGTGCAGTAATGATTCTGCCCGGCGCAACTGTTGATTTACCGGAAGAATGCGAAAACAACAGAATTATCAAGAAAATGATTGCACGCAAAGAACTCGTTGAAGGCGTGCAGGAAGAAAAGGTAGCCGAAAAACCAAAGAAAGCTGTCCAGCCTGAAAAAGATAAAACTGTTGATGAAATGACCAAAGCAGAACTTATTGCCTACGCTGAAGCCAAAGGCATTGACCTTACCGGCGCAGATGATAAAGCAAGCGTGCTTGCGCTGATTAAAGCTGCTGAAGCGTGATTACCATGCTTGACAACACCGATTTTTTAAAAACGTTTAGGCTGCTGGCACCTGACCTTGCTGACGCCACGGACGATATGGTGTTGGCATACCGCAAACTGGCAGAGCCGATGATAAGCGAGAGTAAATTCGGGGACCTGTATCCACAGGCCCTTGTTTATTTAACGGCACACCGCTTGGCATATCAAAACCTTATAGCCGAAGGCGGCGCAAGCAGCGGGGCTGTTATCGCCGGAAATATCGTATCTGAAAAAGAGGGCGACCTGCAACGCAGCTATGGAAGTGCGGGTAGCGGTGCTTCAGGTAGCGGCAGCGGAGCTGACGCCTACGATAAAACTGCTTACGGCATTTTATTTAAACAAATACGCGACATGCGTATTCTTGCCGCGGCAACGAGGTTCGGCTGATGGTTACCGACAAGGACTTGGGCTGGAGCAAGGTAATGCGCGAGCTTTACCGCTTAAGCAAAAAAGAAGTTACTGTCGGCATACAGTCAGGCACGATGACGGAAGATGGCGAAACCACGCTTGCGCGGATTGCTGCCGTGCATGAATTTGGCGGCACAATAACCCAGCAGGCTGATACCGTAACGATAAACCGCAAGTTGAAGCGTGACGGAAGTTTTGCCAACGGCGGCCGCTTTGTTAAACGCAAAAAAGCGAATTTCAGCAGTACGCACGCGCGCAGAGCCCGCACAATTAAAATCCCGCAGCGTTCCTTCCTGAGAGCGACCGTGGACGAGAAGCAAGCGCAAATAACCAAGCTTGCGACAAATGCCGTGAAGTCAGTGATTGAAGGAACAGACCCTGAAGCTGCTATGCGTGTAGTTGGACAGAGCATAGAGGGAATGGTTCAAAAGAAAATTACGAGCGGACCTTTTACGCCGAATGCACCATCGACAATAAAGCGAAAACGTAGCAGCCGGCCGTTAATTGATACCGGGCATATGCGGCAGTCTGTACGATACAACCTTATCAGCAAGGAGTGATTTTATGCCGAGCAGTTTTAGACGTCCAATAAAAATTTGGCGATATGCTGAAAAGCCTGTTCTTGGTGACGATGGCAGATATACCATTGCTGACCCGACAGAAATGAGCATACAGGCATCGGTGCAGCCGCTTAAAGCAACCGAAATGGACGCGCTTCCGGAAGGCCGCAGAGGGTGCCGTGCCGTTAAAGTTTATAGCGACACGGAGCTGCTGATGGTTGACCAGCAGAGTGGTCAGCAGTCTGACAGGTTCGAATGGCTTGGCAGAATGTATGAGGTTGTGGGCTGCGATGCATATCAATCAAACGTCATTAACCACTACCGTGCCTACGCTGTGGAGGTGACGAAAGCTTGAACACTAGAGATAAAGTTACCACGTTTATGGTAGCTGAATTAAAGAAAATATACCCAGATTGGCCTGTAGTGCTGGCTAATCAGAATTTCCCTAAACTGCCGGAGCAGTATTTGCTGGTGAACCTGCTTGCTGAAAGAAATATCGGCAATCAGGAACGTTGGGATACGGAAAATGAGGAAATCGCAATTGCAGGGTCTTGTGAGGCTACCTTCAACGTCCAGGCATTTGGCACTGGTGCCATTGATACGCTTGGACAGCTTGGCCAGCACCTTGAGCGCCCGTCTATTGTTGATGAATTTTTTGTTGCCAACATCGCCGTAAATGATGTTGCGGACGTGCAGGACCTTACGGATTTACTTGATGATACGACTTGGCAGGAACGCGGCAGCGTTGACCTTACAATCAGCTATGACCGCACGGTTATTGATAACCCCGGTTGGTTTGAGACAATCCGTATTAGCGGTGTGCTGGTAGAAGGCGATTTAATAAACGCAGCCGTTCCGAGCAAGATAAAAATCGAAACCAATATTGAAATAAAGGAGAAGCCATAACATGAATATTGACCAGATTGTTAAAGTTGATATTGCGCTTAATACGGCAGGTATCAGTAAACTTGGCTTTAATACCATTATGGTCTGCGGGCCGCACGCCAAAACTTTGGAACGTGTGCTTGCAATCAGTGACCCGGACGAACTGCTTGATTTAGGGTTCGAGTCTACTGACCCGATTTATGTTGCTGTCAACACAGCATTCAGCCAGACCCCTGCGCCGAGCGAGGTGAAGGTTGGCCGCTGGCAGTGCGACAGCATTAAAGTCGGCTTGATTGATGAAGATACTGTGCAGCAAGGCGTTGAATACTCTGTCGACATTAACTATTACGATGCGCAGAAAAACGTAAAAACCATTACCGGCAGTTACGAGGCAGTCGCCGAGGATACTGCTTCCAATGTGCTTACGCATATTAGCACCGCTCTGGGCACCGCTGATACAGAAAAACTGTTCAGCTGCAGTGTGTCCGGCAGCGAAGTGCTTATTAAAGCAAGCAATTCCCAGACCACTTTCACCGTAACCCCGAATGAAAGAATGAAGGTTACGCTGGTGGAACAGGCCGATGATATTGATGTTGCTAAAAACATGCAGCTCATTAGCGATGCTGATGATGACTGGTACGGCGTTGTTTGCACCGACCGCTCCGATGATACCGTGCTTGCAATGGCGGCATGGGCAGAAGGGCAGACCAAATTGTACGGCGTTGGCCTGTCCGGGGATAACATTAAAAACCCGGAAAGCAAAGAAGATATCGCCAGCAAGCTGATGGCTAAAAACTACATGCGTTCACCGTGGTGGTATCATGCCGACACTAATGAATTTGTGGAAGTTGCCAACATGGCACGTTGCTTTAGTGTAAATCCGGGCGGCGAAACTTGGGCAAACAAACAGCTCAGCGGCGTTACTACTGATGACCTTACTCAGGCAGAAATTAATGCAATTACCGCGAAAAACGGCAACTGCTTCGTGGCAGTACGTAATATCAGCGTTACCCAGAACGGCAAAGTAGCAGGCGGCGAATGGATTGATGTTATCCGCTTCCGCGACTGGCTCAAAGAAGAAATGCAGACCGACCTGTTTAGCATGCTTATCAACCGTGACAAGCTGCCGTTTACCGACCAAGGCATTGCGCTGGTTGAAAGCACTATGAATAAAGTGCTGGCACTTGGCCAGAAACGCGGCGGCATTGCGCCGACCGAATATGATGACGATGGCAAAGAAAATCTCGGCTACACCATCAGCGTGCCGTTGGCGAGCAGCATCTCTGCCAACAACAAAGCCCAGCGCGTTTTGCAGGACTGCAAATTTACCGCACGTCTTGCCGGTGCCATCCATGCTATTGAAATCTATGGCAACCTGACCTACGAAAATTTAATTAACGCTTAATGGGAGGGACAAATAAATGCCAAGAGTAAAAACTTATGACCCGAAAAAAGTAACTGTTGTTATGGGTCCTTATATTATCAGCGGCTTTGCCGAAGATACTTTTATTAATATTGTGACCAATGGTGATGGCACTACTGCTGTTGTAGGCTGCGATCAGGAAATCGTCCGCACCATTAATCCGGACAGCGTGCTTAAAACCATTACCTTAACGCTGCTGCAGTCCAGTGACAGCAATGATGATCTGACCTTGCTTAAAAATATGGACGACCAGAGCGGCGCAGGTATCGTTCCGCTGGCCATTAAAGATTTGACCGGCCGCACCGTTTTAATGTCGGACCAGGCATGGGTAGGTAAAAAACCGGATACCCAGCGCGGCAAACAGGCGCAAAGCCTTGCATGGACTATTTATGCTGTGGTGCCTGAAGAAGCATTTATCGTAGGAGGTCATACCTGATGGAATTAGCATCGTTTGAGGTAAAAGAAAAGAAAATCGGCGACAACACATTTTATGTCCGTCCTTTTCCGGTGCTGCAGGCATTAGAGCTGCTTGGCGATTTACAAGCAGTATTTACTACCGGGCTTGAAAAATTTGATGTCAAAGATGATACCCAAAAAGATGGCGCACCGAAATCATTCTTGGAAAAGAATGTTACCCTCGGTGCAGCCATTGCCGGAATTGGTGAAAACCTTAAAGGCCCTGCGCTTGTTGGTTTTGCCAAACGCCTTTTGGATCCGGAATATGTAAGCGTAAAAAGAGCAGGCGCATCGGAACCTGTGCGTTTGACTGCCGATGTTTACAACAATATCTTCTCCGGGCGTTTAAAGCAGCTGATTGAACTGCTTTATTTTATCGTCATTGACGTAAACTTTGCCGATTTTTTCGAGCTTGTGCCGAGCCATATTGGGTCCCTTATGAACATAGCGAAGGAGCAGCTCCAGCAGGAAAATTAAGCGACAAACTTACCATAGAAACGCTTGTGTGGCGACCTGTTCTGGCCAAAGTAATAACAATGGCCGAAGTAAAATCCGGCCTTGTTACTTTGGTTGACTTGGTAAAGATTAATGCGCTTTTGGACATGCGGGATGATACAGCTGCGTATCATGCTAAACACCCACCGAAGAAAGATGGTGAGGCATTTTGATTGTAAGAGAATTGCTGGTAAGCCTTGGTTTTGATTATAACGAAACAAAGGCCAAACAGGCAGAAAAAGATATTGAAAATATTAAAAGCGGATTTAAGGGAATTGAGAGCGATTCCGCGCAGGCGGCGAATGCGGCAAGCCAAAATTTTGACCGCATAAGCCGAAAAGCGCGGCAGAGCAAAGCTTCTGTTGACCTTGGGGTTAATTACAATAAAGCCAAGGCCGATATGGCAGAACGGGATATCAAGGACATTAAAGACGGTTTTAAAGATGTTGAAATAAACTCTACGCGAGCGGCGAACACGGCGAACCGTAATTTCGACCGGATGAGCCGAAAGGCGCGGCAGAGTGAAAGTGAAATCGCCCGCATTGGTGACACACTGGAGAGCTGGGGCAACCGCCTGAATGCTTTAGCAGCTGTTGCCGGTGTGGGCTTTTCTATCGGCAGCCTGATCAGAATGGTTGACGAATGGAAAGTTATCCGCGGGCAGGTACAGCTTGTAACGGCAAGCCAAAAAGAAGCTGCCGAAACACAAAAGGAACTTTATGCTATTGCCGGCCGAACCCGTCAGGAATATTCGGCAACGGCAGGGCTTTTTACCAGTATTGCCCGAAATGCAAGTGAACTTGGCAAAAGCAACCAGGACATTTTGGCGTTTACGGAAGATGTTGCCAATGCCATGCTCATCGGCGGCGGCTCACAGGCTTCCCAGCAGGCAGCATTGGTGCAGTTGGGTCAGGCACTCGGCAGCGGCACGCTGCGCGGCGATGAATTAAACTCTATCATGGAGCAGGCACCGCGCTTGGCTAAAGTAATTGCTGACGGCATGGGTACAACCATCGGGCAGTTGCGCACAATGGGAGCCGAGGGCAAGCTGACCGCGATAGATGTTTTCAATGCTATCCGCAGCCAGAGCGACCGTTTAAAAATGGAAATGGGCGCAATCCCTTGGACAGTTGACCAGGCTACTACCAAAATGATGAACAGCTTGGGCCGGCTGTTTAACCAGATTGAAAGCAAAACCGGCATTGTAAGCACTATTGCCGAAGGCTTTGCTGCTATCGCTGACTACATTGACGAGATTGATGTAGATAAGCTGATTTTCGGCTTCAAAATGCTGACCATTTATGCTACGGCATTTTTCGTGACAAGCAAATGGAGTGCAATCGTTACGGGTGCACAAATGCTTGTTGGTGTACTTGCGAGTGTTCGTAATGCTTTCATTGCGGCCAACGGTGCAGCGGTTGCTTTTAAATGGGCAGGAGCCGGAGCGGCGGCGACAAGTATTTTGGCTTTCGGTAAAATTCTGCTGATTGCCGGTGCTATTGCATTTGTTGTGCTTGCAATTCAGGATTTTATCGGCTGGATTAATGGCGCGGACAGCGTTTTTGGCAGGACATTCGGTAAATGGGAAGATGTTGTCAATAAATTTAAAGAGATTTGGGATAGTGTAACCAGTGCGATCAATGAATTTTTAAATACCAGGATAATTGATAGTATTAAAGATTTAATAGGCTGGATTGGCGAAGCACTGAAATCTCTTGCTGGGCTGGATGGCCCTGTGGCCAACTTGCGTGAGAAAGTCAGCGATAAAGTCAGCGGCGGCTGGGATTACTTAAAGGACAATCTCAACAAAATGACATCGCTCGGTTATAATCCCGATGGTACGCAGAAACAGGTTTCGTACAGCGATGGGCGCAATTATGACATTCACCAGACATTCAATATCAACGGCAATGCTCCTGTGCAAGAGGTTGGCGCTGCGGCGGCGACCGCATTAACGCCTGAAAACAACAGAGATTATTTCAACGCTGATTCGGTAAGTTATGAAGCGGGGTGATGAAATATGCTTGTTGACATTTTAGGTTATACGCCTAACATGCCTACCAAAATCGGCACGTTGAGCCTTGATATTGTACGAAATATAGAATATCAATATGACCAGGAAGTAAGCTCTCATCCGGTAGAAACAGGATTTGAGATACAGGACAACGCAGTAAATCATCCGCTTAAAATTACCATGCGGGCGGGCGTTTCTTCGCACCCTGTCACATGGTTTTATGTAAACGGCATCGGCAAAAGCAAGTTTAACGATGCAATAGCTGCGCTTGAGGCGATACGGGACGCCAAAATGCCGGTGACGATTTTGCGGCCGGACAGGATACTGAATGACATGTATCTGACCAGTTGCCGTCCTGTTAAGGATAGCGACAGCAAAAGCGTCAGATGGATTGATTTGACATTTTTGCATATTCAAAAGGTTACCGTGCAGACCACGGAAGTGCCGGAGAATATTGTTGACGCTTCTGTTAAAGAGTCGGCAGGGGAGACCGCGGCAGACGGCGGTGCGGCTACGCAGACGGACGTTGGATCTATATCCTCTACTTCAACGTCTGCGGGAGCAACGGACGCCGCCGAAAGTGCTGCCGACGCCGCCGAAGCTGCCGATAACAGAACATGGTGGGCACAGGCATCGGATTACGCTTCTGAATCGGAGCTTGGTCAAAAAGTCGGAGCCGCGTGGAAGTCAATAATGGGAGGGGATTAGCAATGCAAACAATCACATTTAACGATGCCAATGATATCGTTATCGGCGTTACGCTGGAAGATGTGCAGTATAAGCTGAGGCTGATGTGGAATGCTTTTGCAAAAAGCTGGAGTTTGCAGATTTGGGACGCCAACCGCGTGCCGATTTTGCAAAATGTTCAGCTGGTGCCGAACTTCCCAGTTCTGATGACCCATCATCGGCCCGGCATACCGCCCGGCGAAATACTTGCTATCACGGATGCCGAAACTTTAAGCCGTGACTGCTTTGTGGACGGGTCAGCAACACTTTGTTATGTGCCGGAGGCGGAATGGTATGGCACAGTTTGACAGAATTTACCGTTTGACGGTCGGCGTTGAAGGCAGCGATGGCATTGTCATCGAAGCTAAGCCGCACCAGCAAGGCTTAAGCATTGGCTTTGATATTGACAAGGACCTTACCCAGCAGACAAATAAATGCAGGGTACAGGTCCTTAATTTGTCTATGGCCACAGCTAAAAAGCTGGAACGTGACGACAGCGTATGCTTACTGGAAGTAGGGTACAGCGAGGATATTGGTTTGCGCCGTATTTTTGTCGGCGAAGTTGTTGACGCATGGACGTACAAGTCCGGCGATAATAAAAACCGTATTACTGCGCTGGAGTTATCTGACGGGCAAAAGGCAATCCGTGACTGCGTTGTTTCGCTTTCCTATGCTGACAACGTATCCCGCAAAAAGGTGATTGATGATGTGGCTGCGCAAATGGGCCTTTTGGTACATTACGCCGAAGGGCTTACTTTTACCACTTTTGCCAACGGGTTCAGCTTTGTGGGTGCCGGCCGCACTTGTCTTGACAAGGCGTGCGCCGGTGCAAATTTAAGCTGGTCTATTCAGAACAATGTGCTGCAGGTGATTGCTGAAGGCGGCACAACCAAAGTCGAAGCCATTAAGCTTAATGCTTCCAGCGGCCTTATCGGTTCGCCGGAGCGAATAATCAAAGGCGTTAAGCGTATTGATAAAAGCAAAAAGCGCAAGGTTAAAAAGACCAAGGCAGATAAAAAGGCCGGCTGGCGGGTTAAGTGCCTGCTCCAGCCGACTTTAAATCCTGGCGACTTGATTTATCTGGAGAGCATACCGGTAACAGGCTGGTTCAAAATTGAAAGCCTGAAGCACACGGGTAATTATGACGGGCCTGACTGGTACAGCGAGCTGGAAGTTTACGAAATTAGCGACAAGGAGCAGCCGAAGCAATGAGCCAAAACAAAATGCTACAAACATTGGAAAAAATGATGAAGCAACGCTGCGGCGAAATGCATACGGCGTTTCCGGGTACAATCGTAAGCTTTGACGCTGGCAAGTGTATTGCCACGGTAAAGCCGAGCCTGCAATATTATGCCGCAGATGAGAGCATACTGGATTATCCGCTTATTACAGGCGTACCGGTTTTTATGCCGCACGCTGGCAATGCGCAGATTACCTATCCTGTTAAATCAGGTGACGGCTGCTGGGTCTGCATCAGCGAGCGCAGCCTTGATGAGTGGATGGGTAAAGGCGACAGCGACAATCATGACCCGCGACAGTACGATTTGACGGACGCCGTTTGTTTTGTCGGTATGCGGCCGGCGCAGTCAATATCGGCGGCGAACATCGAACTGATTAACGGCAGCACATCTGTCAGCGTTACGCCCGGCGGCGAAGTGAACATCAAAGGGAATGTGAATATTCAGGGCAATATCACTTGTAGCGGCACCAGCAAGATGAGCGGCAACATTACCTGCGAAGGTAGCGTTAAAGCGAGCGGCGATGTTACCGCCAGCGGCACATCATTGCATGGTCATACCCATACTTGCCCGGACGGTACTACCAGCGCGCCGAATTAAAGGGAGGTGCTACATTGAGTTATGATTTAGCACTTGACGCAAAAACACATGACATCGTTGTGCATGACAGCGATGTCATTTTTATTGATAATGCCGAGCGTGTTGCGCAGCAGATAAAAATTCAGCTGCTTACGCTGCTTGGCGAATGGTTTTTGGATGTTACGCACGGGGTGCCATACCTTGAGTACATCCTTGTTAAAAATCCGAATTTTGAGCTGATACGGCAGATACTTAAAGAGCATATTTTAAAAGTTGATGATGTGTCTGCCGTAAACAGCATTGTGCTTGATTATGATGCCAAACAGCGGCGCTTAAGCGTTGAGTATGAGGCATCTACCGAATACGGTCTTGTGACGAGAAAGGAGTTGCTGGGTTATGGCGGCAATAACAATTGACGGCACGTCTTACGGTGTAACGCCGGAGGGCTTCAACCGCATGAGGTTGCCGGAGATACAGTCCAATCTTTTTGAACGGTTGGAGTCAAAACTTGGCTATCCTGTGAGCCGTAAGCCGAACAGCATGATAGGCGTTTTAATCGGCTTAATCGCCGAGGAAAGCGACCGTCAATGGCAGCTGGCCGAATATGATTATTATGCCCGGTCGCCTGTTACGGCAGACGAAGGCAGCTTTGACAATACATTGATGTATACCAACGTGCTGCGCCGTGATGCCGAAAGCACTTATCTTTTTGAGGTTTGCTACGGTGCCAGCGGCACGGCTTTACCGGCGAATTGCCAGATAAAAGGCAATGACGGCGAGAAATACAACATTGCGGCGGTGAGCAGCATATCACTGGACAACTGCGTGCATGTCACTTTGGCTGCGGCAACAGTAGCCGAAGGCACGAAATTTGACATTATTTTAAACAGCGATGTGCATCTTACTTATACCGCGGTTTCCGGTGACAACGCCAGCGTGGTGTATTCCAAGCTGCTGTCGCAGCTTGGAAGCGGCGGCGGATGGACGGGCAGCACTTCTGACGGCAACTTGGTGTTGGAACAGACTGACCGCCGTTATGGCGGCAGCTGTGTGCCGAGCGAAACATTTGATGTTGTGCAGGTTGGCAGCCCTATCCGCTTTAATGCCGAGAACTACGGACCGCTTGACCCGCCGCTGAACACCATCACGCAAATTAACACCAATTATGACGGCTGGACGGGCTGCAATAATGAGTCAGCGGCGTATGTCGGCCGAAATGCTGAAACAATCACCGAGGCGCGGCAACGGTACGCATCGGCAGTTTATAAAAACAGCGTCAGCATGAAGGAAAGTATTCAGGCTGGCCTTTTAGAACTGCCGGATGTTACCGCGGTGACGGTTTACGAAAACCGCAGCGATGAAACTGTGGACGGATTGAAGCCGCACAGTTTTGAAGCAATCGTTCATGGCGGTGATGACCGCGAAATTGCGCAGACGATACTTAACAAAGCACCGATTGGTATTGATACCAACGGCAGCATTGAAGTGGAAGTGGCTGACAGCGAAGGGACGCTGGAGAAGATTTATTTCAGCCGGCCGCAGGAAGTGCCGATTTATGTGAAGGTTATCATCGAAGAATACACCGAAGAAACTTTGCCGGGTGATTTGGTAAATACAATTAAACAGGTTGTAGCCGCGAGCGGTAACACTTTGCCGATGGGTAAGGATGTTATCGCTCAGCGTTTTTTAGGCCCGATTTATTCAGCCGTTGATGGTATCGGCTACATCAATTTAACCATATCCACGCAGGCTGAAACAGGGTACACCGGTGAAACGATTGCCATTAGCCGCAGCCAGATTGCTACGTTTGCCGAAGACAACATCTCCGTGGCTATCGACAATTAACGGCTGGGGGTGCGTGATATGGCAGAAATTTTAAACGGCGGCAGCTCCGAGCGTATGCTTGGGCTGCTGCTTGCACAGTTTGAAGATAAGCCGGTAATCCGCGCGATACTGGAACTTATCGGCGAGGAATTCGACCGCATGTCAAGTGTGCGGCAGGATATCCGCACGCAGATGTGGCCGGATGTCGCCATCGGCAAGCAGCTTGATATGTGCGGCGAAGTTGCCGATATTAGCCGCAAGGTAGACAAGGCGATTGCCGTTGACTTTTTCGGTTTTCCAGACCACGGCAATAACGGGTTCGGCATGGCACGCTTCCGGCGCTACGGCGAGCCTTATTTGTCTACATCGGAGCTGCGCGATGAAGAATACCGGCTTGCAATATTCAGTAAAATTGCCAAAAACACAACGGACGGAAGCCGTCAGAGTACGTTGGACAGTATCAAGCGTATGTTTAACATCTCCCGCGTTGTTGCGATTAACGGCGGCAATGCGAAGATGCGTATCGGCATCGGGCGTTATGTTACGGCAAATGAATTGAGTTTGATTAACGAACTGGACCTTATCATCCGTGGGGCCGGTATCGGCATTATTTACTTTTATTGGTTTAACGATGGCACGACCTTTGGCTTCAGCCGCGGCGGGAATAACCCCGGCAATTTTGCGGGCTTTGGCAAAGGTACGTTTGCACGTTTATTACAGCTTGAAGGGAGTTTGGGATAAAAATGCCAGCAGAAGCAAGAAGCGCAATTGCGCAGCCTGATTTTAGCCAGATTTTTGCATCGGCAGCCGCACTCGGCGAGCTGCTTACGTGGCCGAGCGAAGATTATCTTCGGGGCTGGGGCTATTTGCAGCCGCAGGAAGCACCGCCGATGGAATATTTCAACGCTTTTTACAACGGCACCGATACGAAGCTGCTTTATCTGTTTACAGCGGCGAATATCCGCAAGAGCAGCACTGCTTATCAGGTGGACGATGTAATTACTTCGCCGAATTTAGACAGCAAGTTCTGGCTGGTCTGCACGCAGGCAGGCACCAGTGACGCCAACGAGCCTGATTATTCGGAAGTCGAAGCCAATCAGGAGATTACGGACGGCACAGCGAAGTTTTTGGTAACGATGAGGGTAGCGAAAGGCATTACCGTCAGCGATACAGAGCCGGATAATCCGCGCGACAATGATGTTTGGATGCAGACATCCGGCGACAGCAAGATTGTTAAATTAAAACGCCGTAAATCCGGCAGCTGGGCGCAGGTATTTGTTGAGTTGATTTTATCGGCAATATCTGACAGCCCGATTAAAAGTTTGGAAAGAAGCAAAGCCTACGTAGTAGGGGATATCTGCGCAGAAACCACCTTGCCGAAAGGTGGCTTTTTAATTTGTACTACCGCGGGCACAACGGCATCGGCTACGCCGTCCGCTTATGAATCGGCGGGCGAGGGGGCTTCGGTAACTGACGGTACCGCTGTATTTAAAGTGCGTTACCTTGACCAGATTGCATCGTTGGTAAGCCCTGTATTTACTGGTACGCCGAAAGCGCCTACCGCAAGTAAAGGAACGAATACCGACCAGATTGCAACGATGGCGGCTTTGCTGGCTGCGCTTGCTGATTATGCAAAACTTGCGAGCCCGGCGTTTACAGGCAATCCTACCGCACCTACGCAGTCCGCTGGCAATAATAGTACGAGGCTGGCGACAACGGCTTTTGTTCAGGCCGCATTAGACACAATTGATTTGTCTGATTACGCACTTAAAACGGATTTGAATGCAAAAGCACCGCTTGCCAGTCCTACATTTACTGGTACGCCTACAGCACCGACAGCGGCAAAAACTACTGATAGTACGCAGATTGCAACAACTGCATTTGTAAAGGATGTAGTTGCGGATTATGCAACACTTACTCAGTTAAACGCAAAAGCACCGCTTGCCAGTCCTACATTTACTGGTACGCCTAAGTCTACAACACCGGCATCATCTGATAACAGTACAAGGATTGCAACCACTGCTTTTGTAAAAGCGCTTGTTGGTGCAGCAAATAATGGTGGTATAGTAAGTGCAAATCTTGCACAAAACGGTTATGTAAAATTTGCCAACGGCTTCATTCTCCATTGTAACTACTTACCAATAGCAACAAAATTCATGGTGGTTGTTGCACCTGAATACCACGAGAAACTGCTTGCAGAAAAAGAACGTACAATGGAGTTATCCTGACCATTTTCGGAGCCGTTATCTTGTCCTAGCACGGTGAAACAAGTGCTAAAGGCGATAGGGAAACTAATTGTTTTTATGCCGCCGCGCGTACAAGATAGCTTTGCTCCCCATTGTAATTAACCAGCAGCAAGATACATATAGTTATGTGAACCTGCCGAATTAATATCATGCTGGATTATATCGAAGGAAGAAGTTCTTCTTGATGTGACAACTACAACGGTAAGACCCGCTTGAATCGGATTAGTTGCAACAACATATCGAGTATTTCTAAATGTTAATGGCAATGTCACTGTTGTTGATGATGTATTAAAAGTTCCCCATTGTTCTTAACTGCCTAAAACTATATACCTTTTTGCTCGTTCAGTATTCCAAAATGTAATTTGGGTTTTACTTGCACCAGAAGGTAAAAAAGTATTCCCGTTAACACTGTAATTAACATATTCGGTTGTTACTGCAACGTATGGTTCATTGACAAAACTAATAGGAAAAGTTGCTACGGCAGTTGATGTATATCCCCATTGTATTTACTTCCCAACAACGATATACTTTTTCGCCCTTCCGGAGTTGGAAAATTCAACCTGCGTTTTGCTTACGGTGTTGGGTGCAAACGTGTTGTTTGCTATTCCGCCGCTGCCGTATTCAACGCCAGTGCAAAAATAAGCTGCGCTGGAAAAGGAGATTGGGAACGAAACAATAAGTGTTACTGTTGGCACATCACCCCATTGTTTACTTACCCAAAGCACACCAATGAACATATTTGCAATCAGAATCGGATTTCCAATCTAAATATTTGGTTGTTGGCAGCTGTAAAATTGCACCATACATGTCATGCTTAGCTATTTGTATATCTACTGCAAAGGCTGCAAATATTGTGTTAAAAGTCATAGCGAACGAGCATCTTATTGAACCTTCTGTACCTGCTGTATTATATGGCGTTTGTCCCCATTGTTTAATAACCTACTGCAACCCATTGTGAAGCGGTATTATTTCTGGCATTCCAAGCGTGAAAAACTCTATTACTTACCGGATATCCATGGTTATGTCCATAAACATATTCTATGGTTGCATCCAAAAAATAATCCGAACATACAAAATAATTTGTATTGCTAAAAGGGATTGGTAGAGTAATATTTTGAGCGCTTACAGTTGCATTTACTGCCGTTCGTCCCCATTGTTGTTTATCCTAAAGCAGCCCAATAAAAATAATTACACTGGGAATTACTCCAAGTGCTACCAGCACAGATAAATCTGTTTGTGCTTTTGGTAATAGCTTGAGAATTGCTTGCTATTGTGCCAGAAGATAATACGGCGTAATTAGTATGGGAAAAAGATAAGTTTAGGTTTATAGTAATGCCAGTATTAGCAAAGCCATTATAATATCCCCATTGTTTATATACCCAAAGCTACATACCATGCTTTTGGCGTTGATTTACACCATCCGCTAAAGCTCTTAGCACTCACTGATGAAACTTGAAAATTAGAATCTGTAGTATCATTTTGTGCTGTTGAAATAGCAAAACAAGAAGAATTAAAACTAATAGGAAAATTTACGGTATATGTTCCGTCAACATTTAAAGCTCCCCATTGTTCCTACACCTTACAAACAGCAATATAACCAACAGCGTTAACAGGGCTTCTGCCTTCGTAGGTATTCCATGTAACATTGATTTGCGTGGTTGACCACGTGCCAATGCCATGCCAGCCAAGCTGTCCGCTGTTATTTTGATTGCTTTTTAACATTGATGCCGCAGCTAATATGGTTGCTGATACTGGCAGTGTAAACGCAGCCGAGCCGCTGACTGCGCTTTTAGACACATACCCCCATTGTTTAAATGCCGCAAGAAATATACCTACAGCCCTCAATTCCTATGCCAACGTACATAATAAAATTATTTAAGCTTAAATTGCCGATAACAGCACTAAACTCATCGGGGCTCTGTTTATAAGCTACTGGTACGCAAGATAAATGATTTTTAGTATATGTTAATGGCAAATTTATAGTATAAGAATTTTTACCAATACTCTCAAAGAATCCCCATTGTAACTACTTACCAAAAACTATGACGAAAAACGATGCCGTTTCATCAAGCGATACATAAAACGATAATTCTTTTGCAGAAACAGAAGTAACTTTCACAGAGTTGTAACCAGCTGAATTAGAGCCACCGCTTTTAATGCCTGTAACCGCTGCGTAGCAGACTGACATTGCTAATGGATAAGTAAAAGTATAACTTTTAGCTGTTGCTGTGGCTCCCCATTGTAACTACTTACCACAGCTAATCCAATAAAAGACCTTATTGCTATCTCCGTCAGCTACTGTATTAAATGCAGTTTTGCTTAAGGAAATTACGCCACCGAGCGTATAACGGTGATTATCAAAAGCAGGAAAGGGTAAAACAATCCACGCTGCACTACTGTAAGCAATAGGAAAGGAAATGCTTTGACCGTAGCCTCCAGCTTTTCCCCATTGTTATTTTCCAGCAGCAACCCAGCACAGCTTTTCCGTACCGAGCGAGTTCCATAATCCTGTTTTGAACTGCGACTTGCTGATAATATAAGCGACAATACCAGTTATTTCGTGGAAGTTGGCTGCATCATCGGTTTGCCCGCAATACCCGATAACCAAAGAATAACATTGCGAAGAAAAGGAAATGGGGAAACTTCTTGTTTGATAATCTTTGGTGCCAAGGCAATAACCCCATTGTTTACTTGCCTAACGAAATGTATAAAACTGGGAAAGAATCTGCTCCAAAAAGAACAATATTTGAATTGCTTTTTGTTATTACTCGTAAATTATTTGTAGATGTTTGTGTAATGCTTGTATTTGGTAATGCAACAACAATATAGTTTGCTGATGAGTACGCAATAGGCAATGTAATTGCTTGCTTATCTGCTGTACCAGCTCCCCATTGTTTATTTAATTTCCAGCTGCAATATAAGTTTTAGTAAACCTTCTGCTATCAGCAATGTAAATAGTTACTGAATTTGTTGACTTATTCGTTATCATAGTGGCATA